AGCGACCGATAACTGCGCAAAAAACATTTATCCTTATAATTTCAATGCAGAATAGATATGGCAAAAAGTAAATGGAAATTTCGTCAGGATGACTTGGATACTATCTTCACAGTCATTAACCAAGGATTGATGAAGAAACCCTACTCGGTGGAATATCACGATACATACGAGGACGGTACGCCTGTTTGGAACGGAGAAAAGTCCGTATTATGGAACTTGATGGAGCAAGCGTACCCCGAGGAACGTGCGCAGATGATGCGTCGTATGCTTGCGAAGATGGAAGAGTTAGGAGGCTTACAAAAGGGTTCACACCAGCAGAAGCTATTTGCTTTCTTCGCTAAGTATTATTTTTCTGTGATTGATAAATTCTCATCTATGTTATACAATGAGGATGGCAAGTTCTACGAGAAGATGAAGCTCGCCATGCTGCAAGGTACATATACGAACGATACCGACCCACTCGGTCAGTCGCTCGGTGATGGTCAATCTCCTGAGGTTGCTTGGGTGAAGAAGCGCATCCAATATCTTATGTCTAAGTATTCCTTCGGAGATTATGATGCCAAGACTGCTGAAGGTGCGATTACTGTTCGTACCTCCGCACAGGCAGACGCTACGACTAACTCAATCGTTCTGCGATTAACGCCTGCAATGAAATTGTACCCTACTATTGCGTACGGTACCACAATTATGCGTGGTGCTCGCACTGATGCAGGTAAGGCTTGTGAGATAGTCGTAGACATTAACGGCACCAGTGACCAGCAGCTTTCTGTCAAGTCAGCAGACTACCTGCTCGATATTGGCGATTGGTCATCATACGTCATCAATGGTGCGCTCTCTATCATTGGTAAGCGACTCAAGCGATTGAAACTCGGTGATGAGAACGAACAGAAGGTGAAGATACTTATCTCTTCGCTCACGCTCGGCAATACAACATCCTTAGAGGAGATAGATGTTCAGAATATCTCAACTCTTGGAGGTGCGCTTGATATGCGTAGTAACTTTCGTCTGCGTAAGTTCCTCGCTGGTGGCTCATCGCTCACCGAAGCGCACTTTGCTGATGGTGGTGCGCTTGAAGAAGTCGACTATCCTGCTTCCACGTCATACGTGGAACTGAAAAACCTCGACAAACTTACCAACGAGAAATGCAATACAGAAGGTTGCGCTCCGAATGTTATGAGTTACTTTGTCAGCGGTTGCGACAATCTTCAACCCGTGAAGAAACTCATCGACATCATGGATGCACAGGTCGGGCAAGTTCCTCATGCTCTGCGCTACGTTCGCTGTGTCGGCTTCAACGAGACCTTCACCGACGGGCGTGCATTCGATAAGCTGTCTCAGCTGGTAGATGGCACTTACCAAGGTATCGATGCAGAAGGTCAGTACGGCAACGACCCATATCCAGTCTTGGACGGTACTATTAACCTCACCACTGGAGCGTATCGTGACACCTACGATGCGCTTATGACACACTATCCAAAGCTCAAGCTCAACATCGCTAAGTGGTGGATTCGCTTCGAGGACCCAGAAGTGAAGCGTATTTGCGTTGAAAACTGGGATAAAGACGGTGATGGTGAACTCTCTATGGAGGAAGCAGCAGCTGTTAGTTCCATCGGGACTATGTTTAGAGGCGGATCGTTTAAATCGCTGAAAGAACTTGGCATGTTTGGAACTGTCGAGCTGAGTAATGGAGCCTTCCAAGAAACAACAGTAAAAGAGTCTATTGTTATATCTGAAGGTTGCACGAACGTAGCGATAGCAGCCTTTGAAAAAGCCACAGTAAGAACGATAGAACTACCTTCTACTGTATCTTTTCTCTTTGGTTCTTGCTTTCACGAAGCACGTATAGACAATCTGATTTTCCATGGAACTCAGCCCCCTCAAAAATATGGATATTGGGAGTTCTTAGGAGCGAAGATAAAACACATATATGTTCCTGATGAAAGTGTAGAATCTTACCGTTCTGCTAATCTCGTACCATGGTTAGAATATGAACCGCTTAGTAAGTATCATTCGTGAAGTTCACTCATAGGGTGAATAATAGATGTTCCGCTTAATGGAGAAGGTTTGCTTGTAAAAGCCTTTTTATACACCTCTAAGCTCTCGTCTGGGACATAGAACTTGCACCCATTAGGTGTACATGTATCGTAGGTTCCTGTTATGTTAGAAAATGTCCAGTCGTGACTTGGGGGAGTCTTTCCATGAAAAACGACAACTGTTGCTAAATTGAAACCTAACACATAACGACCAAGCGATGTAACGTTCTCTGGTATATCTATTCTTTTCGTATTATAGAAGTATGAACGAGGAGCTGATGATCCAGACGGAAGGGACTTGATGGATTTTAAATGCTTCAAGTCTGATAGGTTATCTGTTTTTATATTGTAGAATATAGTCCCGATGGAATCCTCTCACCTAAACGCTCTTCGTATCTCCTTATTTATCGTTGTGTCTTTCACAGCTGAATACACCTGCGTTGTCTTTATGCTCTGATGCCCTAATATATGTTGTATAATAGGTAAGCTTACTCCCTTACTCAATAGCACAGTAGCGCACGTATGCCTGGCACAATGAAAAGTAATGTGCCTATGTATGTTGAATCGTTTAAGCACACGCTTCAGTATCAAGTTGCAGCGTGCGTTACAAGGCAACAGAAAGAGTTTACCCGTCGTAGTCTTGTTCTCTTGCACCAGCGCAGCAGCCTTTCCTCCAAACATCTTAGATATAGGTATCCTTACCTCGTGGTCTGTCTTCTGCATACGCATCACCACCCACTTATTCCGATAGATGTTCTTGACGTGCTGCTTAGTTACTTGCACGATATCCGAGAAACGAAGACCAGAATAGACGCTGAATAGAAAACCTTTAACCACCTTTCTCTCCTCTTCTGTTAAGTCTTCCTTCTCCTCCTTATCTTCTATCCTCCTCAGTTCTCTTTCTGTCAGCGATTGCTTCTGAACATTCTCCGTCTTGATGTGATATTTACGAAAAGGATAGACTGTCATTAGTTCCTCATCGATAGCGAGATTGACAAATCGACGAAATATCTTCATAAACTTTGCAATGGTATTAATCGCATATCCAGCACCTTTCAGGAAATTCTCAAAATCGCAGACACATTTATAATCGATCTGAGTGAAGGTCATATCTTCCTTAAATCTTCTTAGAACCGCTAATGCTGCTTTATGATTCGCAATCGTCCCAGCTGTATATGTTTCCTTGTCAATCTCACTTTTCATCCAGTCTATAAAAGAACTATCCTCCTTGTATGCAATCAGAGTAGGGTTATCGACCAATTTGTTGACGTCACCAACATGCTTGATAATATACTCTCCATCAACTTGAATTTGTATTAGCGCATTATGTCCACGTAATTGCGCAGCTAAATCTTGAATAAGCTCTTTGAGATTCATTTCTTTGAATTTTGAGGACAACCTGCCCAAAATTCAGTACCTTTGTAGTCTATTAGCAGGCTGCAGGTGAAAAATAAAAAAGCCCCCAGCCTGTTAAAAAGTCGTCTCACTTACTATTAACAACACATCGGCACGATGCTGACTGGGGGCATATACCCTCTGCCGCATCGTGCCGTTTTTGTTGTTTAATAAGTGAGACATTGCAAAGATACTAAAATTTAGGATAATGAAGATAATAGAAGTACTGAAATTTAATCGGGAGTTAATAAAAAGGCTCAAAACAGCAGGAATTCGCTTGGAGGATGAAGCGTATGTAGATTTGTATACAGACTATACTACTTTACTGAATAGTGGTGAAAAGGTGTCTTATATAGTTGCACGTCTTTCAGACAAGTATGCTGTGAGTGAGCGTAAGGTGTATGCACTCATTAAGAGATTCGAAAGTGACTGCAAGATGATTGCAGTATGATTTATTGTAAATATTCTTTGCCATCGCTAAATATGACGAACTTTGCCATAATAATTAAGTGAGACAATGAGAAAACAATACTTTTCTGCACCGCTTCCATTTCAGGGACAGAAGCGGATGTTTGCCAAGGAGTATATTAAGGTACTCAAACAATTCCCTGATGGTACTACTTTTGTAGACTTGTTTGGTGGTAGTGGCCTGCTATCTCATATAGCCAAGTGCCAGAAGCCTAATTCAGCCGTAATCTATAATGATTTTGACGGTTATCAGAAACGACTGACTATGTTGTCAGAAACGAACGCACTACTGTCAGAATTACGCAAGATAGTAGATGCTCCACGGTACAAGGCTATTTTGGGAGTACAACGAGAAAAAGTGTTAGAGTGCGTCCGTAAGTACGAGCGTATCTATGGAAGTGTAGATTATATCACTCTATCTTCGTCTATCCTATTCTCTATGAAGTATGTAACAACGTATGCTGATCTTGAGAAAGAGACATTGTATAATAATATTAAATCAACAGATTATCCACCTTGTGATGACTATCTTGACGGATTGACCATTACCTCTTGTGATTATAAAGAGGTGTTTGAAAAATATAAGGATGTTCCTAACGTCGTGTTCCTGGTCGACCCTCCGTACCTAAGTACTGATAGTACAACATATAAGATGTACTGGAAGCTCTCTGACTATCTCGACGTGCTTACCATTCTCGCTGGTCATCGCTTTATCTATTTCACGGCAAATAAATCTTCTATAGTAGAACTTTGCGAATGGATAGGCAAAAATAAACTCATTGGTAATCCTTTTGAGAGCTGCCAGCGTAAAGAGTTCAATGCTCGTGTGAATTATAATTCATCCTATACGGATATAATGCTTTATACAGATGTCGCTTGAATAGTATTCTAACACCATTTAAACGGTGAATAAAGACTACCATATTTTGAGGATTGTGAAGATGTTGAGATTGAAGTAAAAGGGTGGCTGCCATTAAAAGGAAATAGCGTTCAAAGAGATGTTTCTTTGAACGCTATTTTTTTGAGTGGGGGTACCCCATTGGTACTTCTCGTTTTACTTCTACGAACGCATCGTTTAAATTTCTTGCAACGTTTCGATTTGCGGATTATAGTTCTCAGCCTTCTTTACATCAGCATTGAACTTTGCCTTATCATCCTGATAAACCTTGTTTACTTTCTCCTTGTCCTTAGCAAGGTCTGCTTTAACTCTCTGCTTGTCTGCGTTGAGCTTTGCTTTCTCAGTAGTTTCAGCCTTCTTAACGGCAGCACCTACCTTCTGTGCATCAGCGTTTAACTTAGCTTTCTCCACACCTTCTGCATGTTTAACATCAGCACCTACCTTTTTTGCCAACGTGTCAACACGCTGCATGATAGTCTCATGAGGCTTTTCAGTATTGTTGGTCTGTGCTTGTGCGCTAAGAGAAGAGAGTCCTGCAAGGGCTACTAATGATAATACTAACTTACGATTCTTCATTGTCTTTAATTTTAAAAATAAATACTAATACCTATATAATATTAGAGTCGAAATACGACTCACGGCAGCAAAGGTAATAAAAAACAAATCCCAAAAGCCATAAAAGACCTTTGGGATTTGCCTAATTTAATATAATTAACTTTTGATTAATCTGTAATAAGATTTTCACCTGTCATATCTGCTGGCTGCTCTAAGCCCATAATATGAAGGATAGAAGGTGCAACGTCAGCCAAACGACCATTCTTCACTGTTGCAGAATTGTTGTTTGTAACATAGATGAATGGTACTGGGTTGAGTGAGTGAGCAGTGTTTGGACTGCCATCCTCATTGATTGCGTTGTCTGCATTACCATGGTCAGCGATGATGATTGTCTCATAATCGTTAGCCTTCGCAGCCTCAACAACCTCCTTTACACACTGGTCAACTGCCCATACAGCCTTTGCAATGGCATTATAAACACCTGTATGACCTACCATATCACCATTAGCAAAGTTCACAACGATGAAGTCATACTCCTGTGTATTGATAGCACCAACAAGTTTATCCTTCACCTCGAAGGCACTCATCTCTGGCTGCAAGTCATATGTCGCAACCTTTGGAGAAGGAACCAAGATACGGTCTTCACCCTCGTAAGGCTGCTCACGACCACCATTGAAGAAGAAGGTTACGTGTGCATACTTCTCTGTCTCGGCTGTATGAAGCTGCTTCTTACCGAGCTTGCTGAGGTATTCACCTAATGTATCCATTACATTCTCCTTAGGGAAGAGAACATTCACGTTCTTAAAGTTTGCATCGTATGGAGTCATACAGTAGAACTGCAGATCCTTAATTGTGTGCATACCTTCCTCTGGGAGGTCCTGCTGTGTGAGCACAGATGTCAACTCCTTAGCACGGTCGTTACGGAAGTTAATGAAGATAACTACGTCACCCTCCTCAATCTTACCATTCACAGAAGAGTTTGTGATAGGCTTGATAAACTCGTCTGTCACACCTTCTGCATAGCTTGCCTCAATCGCCTTAACCATGTCAGTAGCCTGTACGCCCTTACTCTCAACGAGCAAGTCGTATGCTTCTTTCACACGATTCCAACGCTTGTCACGGTCCATTGCATAGAAACGACCAACGACTGAAGCGATATGTGCATCATTCGCATCGCAAACCTTCTGAATCTCAGCAACGAAACCAGCACCACTCTTTGGGTCTGTATCACGTCCGTCCATAAAACAATGAACGTAAACATCCTTGAGGTTATACTCCTTACCAATCTCGATGAGTTTGAAGAGGTGATCAAGTGAAGAGTGAACACCACCCGTAGAGGTCAGACCCATCAAGTGGAGTTTCTTACCATTCTTCTGTGCATAGCTATATGCATCAATAATACCTTGGTTCTTCAAGATGTCACCGCTCTGACAAGCTTTGTTAATCTTAACGAGGTCCTGATAAACAATACGACCTGCACCTATATTCAAGTGACCTACCTCAGAGTTACCCATCTGACCATCTGGCAGACCTACATCCTCACCTGATGCCTGCAACTCAGAGTGTGCACTAACTGCATTCAAATAATCTAAGTATGGAGTTGGTGTGTTATAGATTACATCACCCTTACCATGCTTACCGTTACCCCATCCATCAAGGATCATCAATAAAGCTTTCTTTGCCATAATTATTCCTTTATTTTTTGTTATTATCTTCGTTTATTACCTATTATTATTTTTGTTACTGCAAAGGTACGATAAAAGAATAAGATGGGTGCAAAAAGCCATTGGAATTTTAAGGTAGAGACCAACAGAATCTTAAGTATTGTTTTATCCAAACCTACACTGTATTACTTAAAAGCATAATCCCACTTAACAGTAGATTATAAATTATGCCGATTCTATCGATATTATCTCCTACAACATAGCTTTATCTCCTCACAAAATTATCTATATCAAAAAACAAGACTGCCTATTAAACTATTATTCATTCTTATCTCAACTGAAATTCTACAGCCTTTACCATCCACAAACATTTCTTCGTTCGATCCCTCCATTTCCATTTTGGCATTAACTTTAAAACACGTAGAACTTCCTTGTCAATCAATGGGTCTACAGAACGCACAATAGAAAAGTGATCACACTTTCCTTTTGGGTTTATACAGAACTTTACGACCACCCTCCCTTGTATACAATTTTCCTGTAAAGATGGTGGATAATGAAAGTTGGAAAAGATGAATTCATTAAAATCTCCCGGAAAGAAAGGGAATTCTTTTAGGACAAACACGGTGTCATGCCGAGCCTTTTTAGGCTTATTTAGTAAGGTAATAGCCTTCATCTTAGACATATTCTCCTGTTGGAACTTCATCTGGCTACTATTCGTAGCATGAATATTACCTACAGTCATCAAGTTTAAAAAGAATATAATCAAAAACTTCTTCATCTTAATCATATACGTTTAAAGGTTCGTTTTCTTCTTCATAAGTAAATAAACACCGATGAATACGCTCTATTTTAGTGATTCATTAGCGCCTTTACTATCTTCTATAACTAAAACTTTCATGCCTCATTGCTTGTTTTAATCAATGTATTGATGCTGCGCACATGTGGTGCTAAGCGTCAACACGAAATGTGTTAAGGGTCAACACCAAAAGTGCTAAGGGTCAATAGCAATATTGATAATGACAAAAAGTCTTGCAAAATATGATGACAACATGAGTAATTTGGGCTTATAATAATCTGAAAGTAACGGGGACAAGTTGCCAAACTCCTTGCTTCGGTCGTCTTTCCCACTTCCATGCAGGCATAAGCTTGAGTACTCTGAGTGCCTCTCGGTCAAGGTATGGGTCTACAGAACGCATAACCCTAAACAGGCAGCAACGACCTGAAGGGGTCACAAAGAACTTTATTACGACTCTTCCCGAGATTGTGTTTTCTGCTAATTCAGGAGGATACTGAAGATGTGCCGCTATAAATTCTAAGATATCACCAGGGAACGAGGGTTTTAATCCCTCGACAGTTTCGAACATCCTTGCACCTAAGGTATCTACATTCAAGGTGTCATTACAAGGATCAAAGGCAGGTTCCGCACAATAAGGCTGCTCTATTTGTTCCTTTTTCTTCGGTTTCATCGTTCTTTTCGGCCTCTGTGCATTGATATTACCAACGACTACAAAACTTAAAAACAGGACTAACAACAGTTTCTTCATCATAACCGTAGACTTTTATTGTTGAGCTTTTTCCTTCTTAAAATAAACTGGCAAGACATACCAATCACCATTCCCTTCCATAGAGCTCATATTCCATTTTGGCATTAATTTCAACACTCTTAAAGCCTCAGCATCGAAAGATAGATTCAACGAACGGAGGACCTTAAATTGAGAACAGCTACCGTCGCGGTCTATATAGAACTTGACAATCACCCTCCCTTCAACGTTCTTGTTCTTACGACCGGCTGGCCATACAAGGTGAGTACGGAGGAATTCTTGGATATTACCTGGGAAAGATGGCATTGGAGGAAAACAACAGATAATCTTCTCGGGCATTTCTTTTTTCACTCCTAAGGTATCGATTGTATCTTTCCGAACCTCATTTTCATAAGATTTCATCGACATCTTTTCCTGTTGAGCATTTACAGTTGCTGCCATACAGATACTAAGTGACATTGCTAACAAAATTCGCTTCATCATATAAACCTTTTGATTTATTCCCCTTTACAGCTATTTAACGCTGCCTTTCGAGAGATTATTATAAACAAACTCTTTGCTTTGAAGAGTCTTTCGAACATTCTTAATTTAAAACCTGCGCCAACGCTTAAACGCAATCACGCCGCCGCAGGTTTATGAAATGCAGATGACATATATTGGAACTTATTGTCGATGCAAAGGTAAAGAAGAATATAATGCAATGCAATAGCCCCATTAGAGTTGACACATGTAAAACAAGTTAACATTTGACTATCAATAATTTACGAATAACAACTTCACTTCTTTGACACAATAAAGCATATAAAAGTTCCCTCGTTTTCGCACTTTACCAAGCTTTAAGGTAGCTTTTCATCCCCTTTCCTCCCACCCTAATTTGGCAATACGCAGTAGAATGTGTATCTTTGCAAATATGAACAAAAAGCCGATTTTACTACTAATTAGCATTTTGACTTTGCTTTCATGCAGCCAAAGAAAACTACCTAACTATCCTGCAACAGACGAAGGAATCACTCGGATGAGGCTCGACAGCGCTGCTTTCTTCATGGCTAAGCATGACACAAGGAATGCGATGTATCAGCTAAAATCGGCAGAAAAGCACCTTTTCAACGTAACAGAAGACTCTTTGAAGTTTGCTACATACTATCGTATTGCTCTCCTGAATGCCCAGAACGGTGCTTATAAATTGGCACTTGACTACTTCAACCATACTGCTCGCTATGCGAATGATAGTAAGAAAAGCCACAGGTTAACAGATATTTACCTCGGTAAAGCCTCTGTTTTCAACCAAATCGGACAACACGACTCTGCCCTGTTGTACGTAAAGAAGGCTGAAGCCTTCAAGCCTCGTATTCGTAAAGACCAAGAGAAGAGTATTAATCAACTGCGAACACGCATTGAAAAACATCAAATTTTAT